GCCTTCTGAGAATGGAAAGTAATTGTTCGGTGTGTGAATTATGTCGTATTAAAACATTCTGAACTGTGCCAGCTTCAACATTAATTCTGTTTCTGAGTTTTTCTTTTCAACGCCGGTAGATTTCTCCCTAAGTAATGCATTTATCCTAGATACCGCTACTAACTCTTCATCGCACTGTTCACCAACGTCACAAAATTAAAGCTGTCATCGATAGACGGCGAGTGACCCTGCAAGTGTTTTTGCACCACCATAAAAACCTTGAGGAAGGTGTCGGGCGGCAAATTATCTGGCAGTGTTTCTTCAAACTCCTTTGTCTTGAGGACCGCAGCAGCGACCACACTTTCCTCGGCAGGTTCTTCCACTCGCTGATTTTTTTCCAGGGTAATCCACTCGACAAGATCGAAATCAAATTCGACACTCGCCCTGTATGCCAGTTGTAAATCACGAGGCAAACTGCCCCGCAACCAGCCCTGCACACTAGACATGCTGCAAGTTAGGTTTTTACTGATCTCAGTTGCGCGACCGTAGTGAGGTAGCCCGTAGTCATCGAGCTTTCCTCGAATCCACAATGAGCGTGAGTTCTTAAAATCCTCCTTGTCTCCCATCCATCCACTCCTTGGTATTTGGGTTTAATTGCAGTACACAAAGTACTGAATGAAGACCCTAGCAAATTTTTTTGTAGATTAAAACCAGTTTATTCACATCCGCGCTAGATTTGTTTTTGACTGCCAAGAAATGGTTTTGGTTGACCTAATTGGTCTAATGGTTAACACTTAGCCTATCGATGGAGTAATGATGATATTCAAAAAAGTTCACAAAGCTGACTACACAGTGATTCCTAATAGCCTCATTCGGGGCAACACCACAGACACTCACGCCAGAGACGACAATCTCACAGCAGAATCTGTGGGCATTCTGATCTACCTCCTGTCGCACCAGGAAGATTGGCAGGTCTGTGGAAAACAGATGGCAAATCACTGGTCGATCTCGCCAAACAAGATGACAAAGATCACCTCCCTGCTTGAAAGCGAAGGGTATCTCCAACGATCCTACCGGAAGGATCGTGGTCATATTTGGGATTGGATTGTCACCGATACACCCCACGAATTTGGTGAAGATCGCAAAAATAGGGATCGCAAAAATAAGGATCGCAAAATAGAGGATCGCAAAATTAGCGATCGCAAAATTTGGGATCAAAGAAGTACTAAATCTTTAAGAAGTACTAAAGAAAGAAAAGAAGTACTAAATAGGCTATCCATCTCCGATATAAAAGGTCATATCCGTTTGATTGATGCCATCCAGCTTTGCCCTAAGAACGTTCCCATCCAGCCTTGGACTGATTGGCTTACCGGTAAAACCACTACCACTAAAATCTCATCACGGCAGGTCAAAAATGCTCACGCCCAGTTTGAGATACTCAGAGACGCTGGTCTAAAAAACTTCAAGCAAGCTGTCGCTATTGCCAACAGCAAGGGATGGCAGAGTATCCAACCCCACTGGGAGCAGATCAAAAACCTGATCGGTGAAACCGATTACTGGGCTGGGGTGAAGTAATGGAAATCGCAACGCTCAGTCAAATCGTCAGTCAACATGCTCGATCACTTTGCCGTGAACTTTTACCGGAAGGTGTTGTTGAGGGTAACAACTTTCGAATTGGTGATGTCTACGGCGAGAAGGGTAAGAGCATGTCCATCAGGCTTGATGGGGAGAACGCAGGAGAGTGGAAGGACTTTGAGTCAGGTGACGGTGGAGACCTGATCGATCTCGTCTCTAAGAATTTAGGGATTCCGATAAAAGATTCGATGGAATGGCTCAAGCGCCGGTATGGAATCAAAGATGACACCCCACGACAGATCAGCAAGGTCACGAAGCCCAAAACTGTAGCGATACCAACCGTGCCTACTCAATCCAATACCGGCGAACTTCACAGGTTTTTAGAAAAGCGAGGATTCAGGGACGTTGGAGAAATTTGCGTCAAGTACAAAATTCTTGAGACTGAATCTCTGGGCGCTGGAGTTGATTGCGTTTTTCGGTTCTTCGATCAAGACGGCAAGCTTATTTTTGTAAAGAACAAACCCTTGAACTATGAGTCCCATCCTGGGACATGCCACCAAAAAGACTTGAAGCAAATTCTGCTTGGTTGGCACACATTCCCCCTGAATTCTAGAACGCTGTGGCTTGTTGAGGGGGAGATGGACTACATCGCTGCGACAGAGCTTGGGTTCCCTGCCCTTTCCCTGCCAATGGGTTCCAACGGGATGAGCTGGATTGATACCGAATGGGAGAATCTAGAGCTTTTCTCGGAGATCGTGATTGCGACAGATCAGGACGATGCTGGCAACAAGTGTGCCGAGACGATCGAAAAACGATTAGGCGATAGGTGTTTGCGGATCAATTTCCCGGCAAAGGACATCAACGATCTATTGGTTGACCACGGCATGGACGTTGCGAAAAGCATTCTGAAAGACGCTTACGAAAACGCTAAGTGGACCGACCCTTCGTCCCTCCAGAACGTGGCAAATTTTGCCGACGATGTGGATGCATTCTTCGACGCGGCAGAAGGTGAGCTGACAGGATTCGCCAGCGGGTGGGACAAGATCGATGACGAGGACGTTCGTTTCAGATCAGGCGAACTGTGGGGAGTCAGCGGAATCAACGGCTCGGGAAAATCAATGTGGCTCAACCAGCTTTCACTCAACGCCATTAAACAGGGCAAGAAGGTTCTGATTGCCAGCATGGAAATGACCCCACGCTACACCTTGGGTCGAATGATGCGGCAAGCGACTGCTCAACGCATCCCGGCAAAAGAGCATCGCGGCAAAACCCTGGATTGGCTATCACCAAACCTCTGGCTATTCGTGGATACCCTCACGCCGAAACCTGACGATCTTCTGAAGGTCTTTGAATACGCTTACCGGCGATACGGCATTGACGTTTTCATCATTGACAGCATGACCAACCTGGTGCGTCACGATGACTACCAAGGGCAGCAGGTTCTGATGGAGAAGCTTGTAAATTTCAAACTTGCCTTCAACACAACTTTATTTCTTGTCACTCACGCAAGGAAGGGTGAGAGCGAGGACAAGGCTCCAGGTAAATTCGACGTTAAGGGTAGTGGCGCGATCACTGACCTCGCTGATGGATTCCTGAGTGTTTGGAAAAATAAACGGAAAGCGGAACACCTCAACATCTGCAAGCAAAGTGGCGCGATACCTGACGAGGAAATCAGCAAGATGTCAGATGTCATTGTCGAGATTTTAAAAAACCGCCACGGGATGTTTGAAGGTCGGTGCGGGTTCTACTTCGATGAACCCAGTTGCCAGTACCTAGAGCGACAGAGCAGTACGGCGAGAGCCTACGTTAAGTCAAAAGCATCACCCATTTTCTAAGGGAATAAAAATGATTGAGACCGAAAGGTTCGCACAAAAGGTCCGAGATGCTGGCGGTGAATGGGCTGAAGCCGAACGGCAGGTAGCCATAGCTGAAGCTGGAGAAAAGAAAACGAACGCAACGCTCATGCTCACCGCTCAGATCGAACACGGTTGCAAGACGGTCGCTGCTCAAAGTACATGGGCTGACCAGCAGGACGTCATGGAAACGGCACGAATTCAAAAGGGCGTGGCGAAGGGTTTACTCGCTGCCGCGAAATCCAATTATCTAGCAGCCGAGGTTTCATTCAAGACATGGCAAACGATACAAGCAAGCACCAGGATGGAAAAAAAGGTCTACGGATCGTAAGGCGTAGACCGAAAAAGAAATCAAAGGTCAGCATAAACATAGAAATTCAGGGCGACTCGTTTCTACTGGAACGTCAGTTCAGAAAAATCGATATCGAAAACGCAAAAGCCGACATCATTTCGGAGCTGCGAGGATTCGGGAACCTAGAGGTTTGCCGGTTCGAGGTAAATCTAGATTGAAGAGCCATACGCCTACAAAAGACGAGCGGGAGTGGATGGACCAGATCACTGAATTGGGCTGCTGCATCTGCTTGAAGGAGTACGAGGTTTTTACGCCAGCGGAGGTCCATCACATCAGCGGCAAGACGAAGATTGGTTCTCACTTTCACACGATACCGCTGTGTTACCGGCACCATCGAGAGGGTAGCAACACTGAGCTATATGTGAGCCGCCACCCAAACAAAGCGTCATTCGTGCGGAGACACGGGTCAGAAGAGGAACTATTTTTATACACGCAGGAGCAGATTCATGAACGACATGGTTAATAGCCCACCTCACTATCTGAAAGCGGAAAGCGACACTACAGGAGAGCTGGAATGCATCGATGCGATGGTTCAAGTTTTCGGAAAAGCGAACGTCGAAATGTATTCGAAAATCAATTCA